GATGTAGCTGCAGTCATTGAGACAATTGCAATTAAAAAATCAAAGGAACAATCGCAAGAAATAGAAACTCGACTAGCAGAAATTGATGATCTTCAAAATTCTGCAAAGAGAGAAAAGGCAGAAGTTCAACTATTATCTTTGCATCCTGACTTTGAAGATATTCGTTCAAGTGACGATTTTCATGATTGGGCAGATGAACAACCTAAGTGGGTACAAGATGCTCTATATGAAAATGAAACAGATGCCAGATCAGCCGCTAGAGCAATTGATTTATATAAAGTTGATCGTGGTATAGAAGGTGCAGAAAAGAAGACAAAATCCAAGTCTAATAAATCTGCAGCTTCATTGGTAGATTCCGCTTCTTCAAAGACTTTGCCTGAAACAGATGGTAACAGTAAGAAATGGAAAGAATCTGCTGTAGAATCCATGAGTTCTATAGAATATGAAAAAAATGCAGATTCAATCATGGAATCAATTAGATCTGGTAATTTTATCTATGATATTTCTGGTAATGCAAGATAAATTAATTTTTTACTTGACAAAGTGAATCTTTTAGTTAAAATGGTGTATAGTAGAATTAAAAACTAGGCCCATGTATATGCTAACCCTAGTTTTTATTTATTGAAACTTTTTGGCAACCCTGTAAAAAGGCCGATAGTAGACTGATCCTCTACATATCCTACCCCTAATTTACTGGCCCTATGAAAGTTATGACCTGAAGTATGGTATTTCTTACCATGCTTGTGGGCCTTGTTTGCCCACTTGATACGAGAAAAAAGGAGAAATAAAATGGCTTTTACTCGTGCTGCAGGGTATAACAATTTGCCGAATGGTAATTTTAGCCCTGTAATTTACTCTAAACAGACTCAGCTTGCTTTTCGCAAGTCGTCTGTAGTAGAGGACATCACCAATAATGATTACTTTGGTGAAATCGCCAACTTTGGTGATACTGTCCGCATTATTAAAGAGCCTGAGATCACGGTCAAAGAGTATGCCCGTGGTGCTCAAATTTCGCCACAAGACCTTGACGATGAAGATTTTCAGCTTGTCGTAGACAAGTCGAATTACTTTGCCTTTAAGGTTGATGATATTGAAGAGGCACATTCGCATGTGAATTTTCAGTCGATGGCATCTGATCGTGCTGGCTATCGCCTAAAAGATCAGTATGACATGGAAGTTCTTGGCTACCTTTCGGGGTTTGCTCAGGCTTCGCTCAGTGCTGTTGCTAGTACCGCCAATACTACGGTTTCTGGCACCAAGGCTGTTTCGACTGCTGGTTCCGACGAACTGCTGTCTTCGATGCAGCTAAAGAAGGGTGACTTCGGTAGCATTACTACCACGTCAGCGGGTACGCATTCGATTCCGATTGCTGCTCGTTTGCCGGGGGCTAGTGCTCTCCCAACGGCGACTGCATCTCCCAATATGATTGTGGCGAGAATGTCTCGTCTTTTGGACACTCAGTTTGTGGACAAAGACGGACGTTGGCTTGTTGTAGCACCTCATTTCATGGAGGTTCTTATGGATGAAGATTCCCGTCTTCTAAATCAGGACTTTGGTGAATCTGGTGCAATTCGCAATGGGTTGGTTCTTAACAATCTTTATGGCTTCAAGGTTTATGTTTCTAATAACCTACCATCAGTTGGTACTGGTCCGGGTACTTCAGGTACTGCCAACCAGAACTCCAACTACGGTTTGATTGTAGGTGGACATAGCGCCTCTGTAGCCACTGCAAGCCAGATTACGAAAACGGAGACGTATCGTGATCCTGATAGCTTTGCTGATATTGTTCGTGGTATGCACCTCTATGGTCGCAAGATTTTGCGTCCAGAGTCAATTGCTACTGCGAAGTACAACGTAGCATAGGAGGGTAGTACAATGGCAACTTTTGACATGACACTTAAAAGTACAACTGGCGTTAGTTCTAGCTCTAGTGCTATTAACCAAGCAAATAGGCATGGACAAAACATGCGTATGGTTGAGGCTGTTCTTAATATAGATGCTTTGGCTGCTGATGGTTATAGTTGTACGAATGGTGATATCTTTCAGCTTCTAGAAATTCCTGCAAATACGTTTGTTCTATTTGCTGGTGCAGAAGTTCTGAAAGCTTTTGATGGCTCCTCACCTACTGTTGATATTGATTTTGCAGAGGGTGATGACATCATTGATGGCGGTGACGTTACTTCGACGGGTATTCTCTCTGAAGGAACTAATGGTCAGTCTAACGATGTTATTACTGGTGCAGATTCGTTGTTTGAATGTTTCGTAACTACTACAGACACGATTGACGTTAAGTTGATTGCTGCTTCTGCTGATGTTACGGAAGGTCGAATGCGAGTTTACGCTTGTATTATTGACGTTAATGGTTGGGCTGAAGATACTGACGAAGTTGATCGTGATCAGCTTGCGTAGTTAAGATATGGTGAGGGGGGCAATAGTCCCTCTCACTACTTCTATAGAAAAGAGAATAAATGGCAAATTCATTTTTAACATATACTAATGATGCACTCGCTAAACTTAATGAAGTACAACTTACTTCTACAGACTTTACTGACGCTCGTGGTATTCAAATACAAGTAAAAAATGCGGTTAATCAAGCCATTCGTTATATTAATCAACGAGAATTTGGTTGGCCGTTTAATGCTGCAGAAGCAAGTCAAACACTTACTGCAGGAGTAGTAAAATATTCACTTCCTTCAAATACTAAGCACATTGACTACAGCACTTTTAGAATAAGAAAAAGTGAAACTTTTGGTAATTCAGCTAGGCATCTTGCTTATTTAGATTATAAAGAATATATAGATTTGCACATTAAGCAAGAAGACGACACAGTAACAACTACACTAAGTAGTGGTATTGATGATGACGATACAACTATTCCTGTGTCCAGTGCGTCTTCTTTTGACTCTACAGGAACAATTATTATTAATTCTGAAAATATTACTTATACAGGAACAAGCTCTACATCTTTCACGGGGGCTACTAGAGGGGCAGAAAGTACAACGGCAGCTAGCCATTCAACTGGAGCAACAGTAGCTCAGATCGATGCGGGAGGAATACCTACACACGTATTTAGGCACCCAGATAATACTTATGGTCTGTGGCCTTTTCCTAATAAAGCATATACTTTGTCTTTTGATTATTTTACCTTTCCAAGTTCTGATTTATCTGCACATGGTGACACAACGACTGTTCCAGATAGATTTGGTCATATAATTGTAGATGGTGCTGTATCTTATGTTTATTTGTACCGTAGTGAGGTTCCTTTATATGAGCGTAGTTTTGCCCTTTTTAATGAAGGTATAAAACACATGCAAACCTTGCTAATTAATCGTCTTGACTATGTAAGGTCTACGTATATTCCCAGAGCAAGTAGTTCTGTTTATACAGCTTCGGCATCTTTTTAACTTAGGAGAAAATCAATGACGCAGATACCACAAGGAAACAATATGTTCTGGGATGTGCAGTCGGCTGTAACTGTGGCTTCAACTGCAGCCGGAACAAATGTTTCAGATTATAATTTAGCAACTATGCATCTAGATGGTGAAATTTATGTTAACTTCGGAGCTTCTAGTACTGCTGCTATTAGTACTGCTAATGATATTAAACTAGCTGCTGGATTACATTCACTTACTGTGCCTAAACAGGCTGGTAATTCTCAATATCTGAATTATCAACGAGTAGGTGGCACAGATGTAACGATGCGGCTTATATTGTCATAGGAGGAAAATTTATGTCTCTATTAAATGGACTTATAAGTGAAAATGTTGATAGGCATACTAGAGACATTGTAACTCTAACTGCAACAGCTTCAATTACTACTGCTGATCATGTAGGTAGAACACTTCTTATGGGAGAGGTTGGTGGCGATGCTGCTGCCACTTTTACACTTCCTGCTGCTACAGGCACGGGTAGTGTATTTAAATTTGTTGTATCGGTAGTTAATACTTCTAATTATCTAATTAAAGTGGCAGATGCAACAGACACCATCGACGGTCAAATTATGA